CTAAAGTTCACGAGTATCGTAGTGGTGAAAACGTAGTTGTGTTACCTCCACCAGAAAAGATAGCTTATATTTACCAAACTTCTAATTGGTTAGACAGAACAGTAGAAGAGATTAGAAAACATACAGAGAGAAAGATTGTCATTAAGCGTAAAGGCGAAGGTGACTTTAAACAAACATTAGAAAAAGCTCATGTCATTGTGAGTTTTGGTAGTGTCGCAGATGTAGAAGCACTTATTCGTGGTGTGCCTGTCATAGGTTCACCTTATAGCCCTGCAAACCCTGTATCCAATAACATTAAAGACATAGAAAACTTAACATATTTTGACAGAACAGCATGGTTAAGCTCATTAGCTGCAAGTGAATGGCATAAAGATGAGATGGACAAGTGCTGGGATAGACTAAAAGGACAATTAGATGGCATTTACAACCTATACTAGCTTTGTAACTACAGTAGAGAGTTACTTAGCACGAACAGACTTGACAACTGTCATACCTGACTTTATTCAGATGGCACAGTTAAGAATGAGTCGTGACTTAAGAACAGAAGCTATGTTAAAAGTAGCAACAACTACTCCTACAGATAGCAAGGTAGCATTTCCTACTGACTTCTTAGAGTTAAGAGAGATGCACTTTCAGGGTAACCCACCTATTCTGTTAGAGTTCCAAACACCTGACTTGTTTTTCCGTAATGGTCAAACAACATTATCAGGTCGTTCACACTACTTTACAATGTTAGGCACAGAGTTTCAGTTTGCACCTAGCCAAGATACAGATTACACAATTCAAATTTTATACTATGCTCAACCTACATTTATTTCTAGCACAACTTCTAGTAACTTGTTCTTAGCATATTATCCAGATGCTTTACTTTACGCAACATTAGCAGAAGCAGAACCGTATCTTATGAATGACCCAAGAGTAGCAACATGGTCAGCATTATACGACAGAGCTATTGCTAATATCAAGAAAAGCGATTTAGGTCAAACATACGCATACACCACATTAAACGTAACACCAAGATAAAGGAAAAATCATGGCAGAAATGAGTAACTTTTTAGAGAACGCGCTTTTAAATGCAACTCTAAATGCAACAACATACACAGCACCAGCAACAGTTTATGTGTCACTATGGACTTCAAACCCTAATGATGATGGTTCAGGTACAGAAGTTAGCACATCTGGTACTGGTTACGCTAGAACAGCAGTATCTTTTGCAACAGCATCTGGCACATCTGGTAACGTATTAAATGATGCTGATGTTACATTCCCAACAGCAACAGCTTCATGGGGAACTGTAGGTTGGATTGGTATTAATGATGCAGCAACAGCAGGTAATTTACTTTACCATACAGCTTTGGATACATCTAAAACAATTGATACTGGTGATATCTTTAAGATTTCAACAGGCAATCTTTCAGTTACATTAGCGTAAGGATAAACCATGGCGTTAGTCGTCAAGGATAGAGTCCAAGAGACTTCTACAACTACAGGCACAGGCACGTTTACGCTTGCTGGTGCAGTTACTGGCTTCCAAGCATTCTCTGTTATAGGTGATGGTAATACTACTTACTACGCTATTGTAGGTGGTGCAGAGTTTGAAGTAGGTTTAGGTACATACACGCTTTCAGGCACTACTTTAGCTCGTACTACCATATTAGAGTCTAGCAATGGTGGCACAGCAGTAAACTTTAGTGCAGGCACAAAGAATGTATTTGTAACTTATCCTGCTGAAGAAGCTGTTTACCAAGATGCTAGTGGTGATGCTTATGCACCACAGTTTGCTGCATCTAACGGACTTAATGTTAATAACGGAACGATAGGTACATCTTACACATTCCCTACAGGATATAATTCTGTAGAAGCTGGGGACATAACTATCTCTGGAAGTGTTACAGTTACAGTTCCTTCTACATCAAGATGGGTGATAGTATAATGTCAAGTATAATTCGTGCAACCACAACAAGTGGATTACAAATAGCTCCAGATAATAGTGGAAGCCTACAACTACAAACTAACGGCACTACTACAGCAGTTACTATAGATACATCACAGAATGTAGGGATTGGTACTACAAGTCCTAGTTATAAACTAGAAATTGGTACTACAAGTGACTCATCAATTTCAGCCAACATTAAAACATCAACTACTGGTACAGGTAACTTATTCTTTTCTGACACTAATAATGGACAAGGTGGTATTACATACAATCACACATCTGATTACATGAGATTTTTGGTTAATGATACAGAACGTATGCGTATAGACTCTAGTGGGTATATGTGCATTAATACAACTTCTGTTGTTGATGCAAGTTATATCTCTTTGGTTTTACAAAGTACAAGCACAAATGGAATGTCTGTTAAGGCTGGAACTACTTCCAGTTATGCAGCACATCAATATATAAATTCTAGCAATACTAGAGTAGGGTTCATTAGCTTTTCAACTACAGCTACAACATATAGCACAAGCTCTGATTATAGATTAAAAGATAATATAGCTCCAATAACAGGAGCATTAGATAAGGTAGCACAACTTAAACCTGTAACATACAAATGGAAACAAGATAACTCAACAAGTGAAGGATTTATTGCTCATGAATTACAAGAAGTTTGCCCTCAAGCTGTAACTGGCAATAAAGACGCTGTAGATGCTGAAGGTAATCCAGTCTATCAAGGCATAGACACATCATTCCTAGTAGCTACTCTAACAGCAGCTATCCAAGAACAACAAACCATCATCAACGACCTAAAAGCTCGTATAGAAACATTGGAAGCTAAATAATGGCTAACCTTATACTTAACGGTTCTACATCTGGTAGCGTTACATTATCCTCACCAGCAGTTTCAGGCACAACTACGCTAACATTGCCTGCTACAAGTGGGACTGTAATTACTACAGCTTCTACTTTTGCAGGAACAGGTCCAGCGTTTAGTGCTTATCAAAGTTCTGCACAGACTTTATCTACATATACAGCAACAAAATTAACATTTACAACTGAAGAGTTTGACACCAATAGTAATTTTGCATCTTCTACATTTACTCCAACAATTTCAGGCTATTATCAAATTAATGCTGGATTTGAATTGAATTCAACAAACGCTGGCATGACTCTTATGCTTTATAAAAATGGTTCTTTATTTAAAAGGTTATTTAACACAAATAATACAACAACATTTCATGTAAGCGGTTCAACTTTAGTATATGCAAACGGCTCAACAGATTATTTTGAAATTTATGGTACAATCTCTAGTGGTCAAGCTCTTGTCGCAAATGCTTACGCAACATATTTTAGTGGTTCAATGGTAAGGAGTGCATAATGTTATACGATAAAATAATGGCTATCTATCCACAACTAGAACAACAAGACTTCTTAACTACAATTACCCTACAAAACGATAGTGACGGTAAAGGTGACTACATAGCTAAATGGGAACACACATTACCTAGACCTACAGACGAACAATTAGGAGCAGTATAATGCCTGTCGTGCTTTCAGGAACAAATGGAGTCACATTCCCAGACAGTAGTCTGCAAGCTGCTGCAGCGTCACCTTATGTGCTAAAGAACCGTATTATAAATGGTGATATGAGGATTGACCAGAGAAACGCTGGTGCTAGTGTTACTCCAGCTAACGCTGATTACACATTGGACAGATATCAGTCTTTAGCAACTCAAACATCCAAGTATTCTATTCAAAGAAATGCTGGTGCTGTAACACCACCTGTAGGTTTTTCTTATTACCTCGGTGTTACATCTTTGTCAGCATACTCAGTTACATCTAGCGATAATTTTGGTATTCAACAGCTTATTGAGGGATTTAATTTTGCAGATTTTGCTTGGGGTACTGCTAATGCTCAGACAGCCACTCTTAGTTTTTGGGTTCGCTCATCTTTAACTGGTACATTTGGTGGTGCTTTAGCAAATGAATCTAACACTAGGTCTTATCCGTTTACTTACACTATTTCAGCCGCTAACACTTGGGAGCAGAAGTCAGTAACTATTCCTGGCGATACTACAGGAACTTGGGTTGGTGCAACAGTCAATGTTGGTGTAAAAGTAATTTTTGGTCTTGGTACAGGGGCAACATTAAGTGGAACTGCTGGTGCATGGGCTGGTTCAAACTTCCGTTCAGCCACAGGAGCAACATCCGTAGTCGGCACTAGCGGAGCAACCTTCTACATCACTGGTGTCCAACTAGAACAAAACACAACAGCAACACCGTTTGAACGCAGACTTTATGGTCAGGAATTGGCTAATTGTCAGAGGTATTTTTTACAAACAGGAGGTGCAAGTGCATATCAGGCTATTTTTGGTGCATTTGGAACTACTCTATCAACAACATTAGCAACTTTATATTTTCCATTGCCAGTATCAATGAGGACAAGTCCAACTCTTGCTTACACAGGAACACCTAGACTTGATAATGGTCAAGCTGGTTTTAATATTAGTGCAATGAATGGAGCAATAATAGCTACTAATTTATCTACAGGAGTTCTTAACATTACAAGCACTGGATTAACACTTTATCAGCCAGTAAAAATTGATACAAATGCTGGTGGTAGTATTGTAACTCTTTCTGCGGAGCTATAAATGTATAAACTTATTTCACCATTATTCCCGTATACAGAACCAAACTATGTATTAAGAGTGTTAGATAACGCATCTATTCCATTTGCACCTGATAACACAGACTACCAAGCCTACCTAAAATGGTTAGACGAGGGAAATACACCTTTACCAGCAGACGAATAAGGAGCAATAAATGTTTGGCATAGCTAGCTTTTCCCAAGCTCCTTTTAGCTCATTAGCAGGAAGATTTGTAGAAGCAGCAGCACAGATTACTGCAGACGCAACAGTAAGTGCATCAGGAACACGCTTTAGAACGTCTAACGCAAGTATTACTGCTACTGCAACAGTTACAGTTACCACAAGCGGTGCATTAGTATTTGGTAGTGCAGTTATAAATGGATTTGCAGACGTATCTGCATTAGCTACAAGAACTACATTTGGTAACGCATCTATTACAGGAACTGCTACAGTATCTGCTACTGGCGGTTCTATAGCATTAGCTTCAGCAAGTATCACAGCAACAGGTACAGTAACAGCATTAGGTTCATTACTAAACTCTGGCAATGCTTCTATCACAGCCAATGCTACAGTTACAGCTAATGGATTCCGTATACAATCAGCAACAGGTTCTATAACAGGAATTGCTACAGTCACAGCATTAGGTGGTTATGTAGTATCAGGTTTTGCACAAGTAAATGGGTTTGCTATTGTCACAGTAAGCCCTAACGCTATATTAGCAGGCTTTGCTTATGTAGAAGGTGTAGGCACAGTTACCGCTAAAGGTACAATACAAGGCGAAGGATGGACACCGGTAGTTCCAGGAACAGAAACATGGACACCAGTATCAGCAGGTTCAGAAACATGGTCTGCAATATCACCTTCTTCAGATACATGGACAACAGTTACAGCAGGAACAGAAACTTGGACTGATATTTCTCCAGGTAACGATATATGGTTAAGACAAGGATAAAAGATGGCAAAAACCAAAATTTCAGAATTTAGCACAACAGCAGCAGATAATACAGATATAACCAATATCAATATTGCTGAAGGTTGTTCACCAGCTAACTTAAACAACGCTGTTCGTAGCTTAATGGCATTACTAAAAGACCAACAAACAGGTTCTAGTGGTGACCCATTTACAGTAGCAGGTACATTAGTTGCATCAGGTCAAGCATTAGCTTCTGGCACACTTAATGTGACAGGTGCTTTTCAATTAGACGGGACTGCCGGTGCAAGTGGTCAAGTATTGTTATCGGCAGGCGGAAGTAACACACCTACATGGGGAAGTGGTTTTCCTAGTGGTGGTATTATTATATGGTCAGGTTCTTCAGCATCTATTCCTAGTGGCTGGTTATTATGTGATGGTTCAAGTTCTACACCAGACTTACGTAACCGTTTTGTAGTAGGTGCTACATCTACTTATGCTGTAGGTGCAACTGGTGGTAGTGCAGATGCTATTGTAGTATCTCATACCCATACTGCAACAGTTACAGACTCTGGTCATACTCATACAGTTGTTGTTGGAAATCAAGGAGTTCAAAATCTTGCTGGTGGAGGTGGTGCTGGTTCAAATACAACTGGTGCAACTCTTACAACCGCTTCAAATACTACAGGTATTACAGTAGCTAACTCCACAACAGGCTCTAGTGGCACTAATGCTAACTTGCCACCATACTATGCCCTTTGCTACATTATGAAGGCTTAATATGCCAACACAACGCATAGCTTTTAAAGATTGGTTACCTGACCAACCTAGTATATTAGATACAGTATCAGAAGCTAATAACGTTATTCCTTTAGCTGTAGGATATGGTCCATTTAAGTCAGCAGTAACATTTTCAGGCGCAGCTTCAGAAGACTTGAATAATTGCTTTGCTGCTAAACTAGACAATGATGTA